CGAGTTCCACAGCTGCCGCACCAGCCTTCTTCCATCCATCAAATACACTCCGCTTCCAAATAGCCTGCCAGACAAACTCGCCAGGATCTCCTGCGGCGTTGAAGAGAACAATATGCTCTTCTGAACGAGCTGGCGCCATCACACTCTGAACTGCTCGCTGCCAGATAAGCTTGTAGATGCGCAGTTCAAACGGTGTCCAGTCACCATCAAGCGACACATGCTCCATATGTGTGGGGCGAATAGCTTCGTGTGCTTCTTGTGCTGCGACAACCTGCTTCTTTGTGGTCTGCGGTGTTGAGCCAATATAGTCTGCGCCAAAATGCGACTGTACCCAGCTTTGAGCGTCCTTCACTGCTTCTTCAGACATATAGGTGGAATCCGTGCGCATATAAGTGATATGCCCTTGTTCATACAACTTCTGCGCGGCCTTCATTGTCTGTTTGGGCTGTGAAGAGAAGAGCGCAGATGCTTCCTGTTGAAGCGTGCTTGTAATAAGAGGTTTAGGAGGACTTTCCATGCGCGGCTGTGTTTTCGTGGAGAGGATTGTGCCGCGCGCATCGTTATGGATATTTTCTAGATAATTTAGAGCGGACACCTGGTCATCTAGTTCATCGAAGAGAGTGGCTTGAAATGATAGAGTATTCGATGCCCATCCTCCAGAAATCCGCCAACTCGTCTGGCTCTGGAATGTGGTGATCTCTCGCTCCCTGTCAACAAGAAGACGAAGGGCGGGTGTCTGGCATCGCCCTGCGGAAAGGGATGGACCGACATGCTTCCAAAGAAGAGGACTAATTGTAAAGCCGACCATCATGTCAAGAACAGCCCTCGCTTGTTGCGCATTTACACGGTTCATATCAATGCGGCGTGGGTTGGCGATTGCTTTCGCAATTGCTGGCTTGGTAATCTCATGAAAGACTGCGCGAGGTGTCTTCGCAGGATCAAGCTTTAGAAGAATAGCCACACTATACGCAATTGCTTCACCCTCGCGATCATCGTCTGCTGCTAAGAAGACAGTGTGAGCATCTTTCGCAGCCTCACGAATGGCTGTCATTGACTTGCCCTTTTCCTTAATAAAAGCGTAGCGAGGCTCGAAATCTCTATCGATACCGATTGCTTCAACATTTTCTTCAAGAGCACGGATATGACCCATAGATGCGACAACTTTCCATCCTGGGCCTAGAAAGCCTTGGATTTTCCCGCATTTTGCGGGTGATTCAACTATACAAAGAGAATATGACATTTGCCTACCCAGGATGAAGGGTTGTTTGTCAAATTTGAAGTGATGTCAATCAAAGAAATAAATAACACAATGAGTACATGCCGTATTCTAGACGATGCTGAACTAGAGATCCAGTCTCATAACAAGGAGACTACACGTCAGTGGCTTCCTGAAACTCAGAATACTACTCGCCCTTTTAATCAAGGATTTATCAAGACGCATGCGTTTCCCAAGGCTTTTCATGGGCGAAATTATATTGAAGACTTTCCTGTATTGACAGAAAAGACTTCAACAGTAACAGTCGTAGCGACGAGTAATGCGTGGACCACGTCATCACTTTTGGAGAAGGTAAAGACTATTCTATCCGTACCTCTTGATACTGGAGAGAAGCGAGCACCACCTTATGAACCTAAGACGCCGCCTTATGGTTAAATTAGTCGCAGGACATTTAAAGTCGCGACGTTAAACCATGTGATCCGTTAAGTGCGGATTGTATCTAAGATATAATAAGATCACAATCATCATAGAAATATAAATAGCAAGTTCAATCATTTTTGATTTACCTGATAAATATTCAACTGCTATGAATACTATACCCCACATAGCGATCCACCATAAATTCAAGAAGGTTAAAATAATAAATAAATGTCCATCCATCTTATTCTAACGGTGAGACTTTAATTTCATTAACGTCGTGACTTTATATAAATGTCATACCGTCAAATCTCTAATTTAACGAAGCTCAAAAAGCTTCGTTAAATTAGAGATTTGACGGATTAATAGTCGTTTGACATTTATATAAAGTCACGACGTTACGACTAATTTGGTGATGGATCTTAAATTTAAGTCTCACCGGTATTCACCTTAAGTCTCGGCAGGTGTTACTGCGGAAGACGGAGCTGATGGGAGTGAATTACCTGCGTCATTGTGCGCAATAACTGTAAATGTATATGAGATATCATTTGTCAATCCTGTTATTGTTAGCGTTGTTGTCGGGGCTGAAACTGTAGCTGTAATATTACCAGGATTTGATGTAACAGTATATATATCAATCGGTCCACCATTATCATTCGCAGGAGCATCCCAAGATACATCTGCTTCTTGGTCTCCAGCAATTGCGGTTACATTAAGTGGCTGAGTAGGAACATCGTGTGGTATAAGTGTGGTAGACAGCGCAGGTAAAGAAAATCCTACGAGGTTCTTTGCATACACTGTAAAGACGTAAGCTGTTAGATTAGTTAGACCTGAGAATATTACATTCGTGGTTACAGAATAGAACGTAGTTGTGGGAGGGGTTGACACAATTTTATAATTAATAACTGGAGCCTCACTTAACACAGGCGCAAGCCAATTCAGATAAGCAACTCTATTTCCAATAGTACCTGTCACATTCTGTGGAGGAGTTGGGAGAATTATAGAATGAACCACACGTCCCTCTCGTCCAATCGTGTACTGCATTCTCTCATAGTCTGATTTAAATTGATACTTGATTCCAGTGGCCGCATTTGCTGCGTTAAAAGCAGCAACATATTCATAGACAGTGTTTGCTGCTTTTTGAATTTGAGGATCTTTAAAAACATACTCTGTGGCGGGGACAAGCGAACTCATTTATTCTATTCTACAGGTGAGACTTAAAATTAATAAAGTAGCCAGCTTACAGATAAAATGGCTAGTTTAACTACAGGTGATACATTAGGAATACTTGCGTTTCTTTTTTCAAGTGCGGGTTTAGTTTATGCGGCAATTAATCACAAACGTATACGATGTAAATTTTGCGGAAAAGATATAGATATGTCTGTTGATGTTGACTCAACTGAACCTACTGTTAAACTTCCTTCCGACAATACTCCTTCTACAAATAAGGTAACTCCTCCACCCAGTTCAATCCCTGTAAAAAAAAATAAAACATCTAAAGTTGCGCCACCTCCACCTCCTCCTGATATTGAGATTGAAGAATAGGCATTACCGGTGAGACTTAAATTTAACGAAGCTCTTTGAGCTTCGTTAAATTTAAGATCCGTCACCAAATTAGTCGCAGGACATTTATTTTAACGAAACTAAAGTTTCGTTAACTTAATTTGACATTATCTTGTCACCACGTTATAAAGATTTAATTCTTAGTTTACCTAGAGATGGACACGGGTCTCATCCTTGTCTGGGATATGGACCAAACAATTATAGGAAATAGCGTAGATAATGAAAAGCTTATTTTCAATCCGAATGCGATTGATATTATTCGCAAAGCAATTAGTATGCGGCCTAAAAAGGTCACTGCTATTTTTCTTCTAACAAATAATCCAGCAGATGGATTTATTAACATGTTTCATATAAAACTCAGCCTCTTTTTAAGAACTTCTTATGTTTTTGATGGAATAATGACCGCAACAGATGGTGAACGTGCTGAAGGAATACCTAAGCGTCTTGAAGATGTGAAAACACTGATGGATAGACGTAGTTTTAAATACGACGATACATTAAAAGATCGCGTCTATTTTTTTGATGATGTTCCCAATCATCAGATACGAGGCGAAATTCCAGTCGATAATTATATCCAGATAACACCACCTTTTCTTCCAGATATAAAAGATCTTACTGTGTATACAGTTATTCTTACACTTTTAGGAATGATGGGAGGGAATAAAAAAAAGATTGGAAGAACAAGAAAATTAAAGCGTTATGGAAAATATATGCGCGTTCAAAGAAAAAAGAAGAGTAAGTGAGTTTAAAAGAATAATTTCAAGAAAAGTTTCAAGATTATAAAATAGTCTTGAAACTGTCTCCAGAATCGGAATCGAACCAATGACTTGGGGAGATTCATTGCTTAGTTATTTTAAGTTAACTACAATCCCCCGCTCTACCAACTGAGCTATCTAGAGTGATGAAGCATATCGCTTCAAGTTTATTTAGTCTACGGTCTTTAAACTGCGAGACTTTTAGAGCGTTGCTTGCGAGAGCGTTGCTTGCGAGACTTTCTAGAAGGCTGCTTGCGAGACTTCTTAGATATTTTTCTGCTCTTACGTTTACCTCCACTCTTACTAAAAGGATCCGTCATAAGGATCTTAACGCCTGTATCATAATAATCCTTTAATAAAGGCCGTATACCTGTTAGAAATGAACTATAGATTGGTACTGGATTAGAAGCATCTGCTATATCTTTTGTAACGTTAGGCGGATCAATAGGCTTAATATTCTTTACAGCCTTTTTGGTTTCAGGCTTCCATAATTCTTCTATTGTTAATAAATGTAATGATGGTACTAATGTGAATAAATACTTATTAATATCCTTCTCTTCATTTCCTACTCTTAAATATTCATCAAATAAGGACGGTTTTTGTAGATGAAGAGGTACCATAGGATAACGAACAAAAGGTTGTAAGACATATACATTAATTGTTACACCATTTACTTTACCGTCAACTTGAGATTTCACATATTTCATAATATTCATAGCTGTATCCTTCACACACCAATCTCCTGCAAGACCGACCACATAAATATTATGTACACCACCAGTCTGTGCCTCGGGTACTAATTCTTCTACCTTGAATAAATCACTTAATTCATTATCTATAGCACCAGTCGTGGAACCAGAACAATCAGTAGGTACCTTCTTACAATACTCAAACGAAAAAGGGTTAGGGCCAAATCTGCGTGCTTTGAAACCCACATCTGTCTCACCATCATTCTGCTTCAAATATCTACTACCTGTGTTCTCAAGACCGTCCCCAGGACAAGTTATTTGACGAGCTTTCGGGTATGTATTTGAGTTATTCTTTTTAACATAAGGTACAGCGCTAAATGAATCCGCGCCTTGATTACATCCCTTGAAAATAACATCCACATTATCATATTTTGCGAACGGCATCATTGATTCATGCATCGCGGCACCATCATGATTAGCAACGCAATGAGGAGGAAAAGCACCACCTACTGTATTAAAAGAACAATGATTATGAGTATGTGTGTCTCTTGAAAAAATGATCTTTGAAAATTTTGAAGCATTCGTTTCTATAAATTTAGCGAGCATCGGGGCCATTGTTAATCCATCCGATACAGAAAATCTACCAGGCAGTTCAGGATCTATAGGACTTAATATAAAGTCATTTTGCATATCAATTACAAGAAGAGATTGACTTTCTGCTTGGGCTGCCTCAGGCGCAATAACTTTTGTTTGCCTATCAAACTTCTGTAAGTAATGATTGTAAAAATCAACACTATCAATAAATCCAGTAGCCCATTTGTGAGTTGGCGGAGTTTCCATTCTACATAAGATAAATAATATATTCATCTTATGTAGAATGGCAGGAGTACCTCCGCCACAAGCAGCAGCATCACCACCCGGACCTGCTCATGTAATCATTACTGGAGGTGTACCTGTCTATAAACCAAATGATTTACCACCCGCGATCCCTGGATTTGCGTGGGGAGATACATGTAAAGATTCCAAAGATAAAGTGGCGATCATAACAGCTTCAAATGATACTGGTGTAGAACCCTGGTTTGTAAAATGTATGAGAATACTATACCCTGGATATGAGCCAATATGTTCTGGTTACGATGAAACAAATAACGCAACAAAAACTCATGCGAATGGGTTAGGTGGTGGTGCTGATTTTATAAAAATAGAACATACTATTAATCGGTTAGAATCGCCCCTACTTTCAGGATCAAGACTACCAGAAGGAATTACACATGCGTTTCGGGATTCTGGACCAGATGCTAGAAAATTTAAACCATTTATTTCTGGCTCTGAAATAACATATGTATACAATCCATCTGATTATACAGATCCTGCGTCTAGATCGGCTGTAGATTCTTTACCTGGCGTATTTTTTCCACCTGTAGGTCATACTATAGAGATAGGTGCTGCGCTATTTGACAAAATATTTACGCCAGGTATTATTAATTGGTTTAAAGCAAGACTAAATGCGGATGGATCTTGCGATATTCGTTTTATGTTGACGATTGAGGGTATTTCCAAAACATATGGAACACATATTGTAGGGACTCGCTCAGATGCGCAAGGTAGACCCAGCCCTAGTAAAAAGAATACATGGCCTGCGTTTACACCGTACCCTCCAAGTCAATTTCCATTCCCTGGAGATGTTGCTGATACTCTTATAGACGGTTCTAAATGTTTTATAGGAAATGGTGAAAAAAATGCTTATTTTAATAGAATTGCGTATGATGATATTTCAGATGCTACTAAACATATGTTATATGCTATTTTAATTGGTAAAGAAGTATTTGGTGATACAGCAATAGGATTATTTGCGTATTTATATGGTTCTAGGAATGCTGCTGTGTTTACATCTGATTACATGTTAACAGCAGAATGTTTGACCTGGCATGTGAATTCGGTTACGACCAGTTTTGATCGTGTTAAAGGTACTTCAAGTTCTAAAGCAACTATTTTTCTTACGAGTAGTCCAGAGTTGTTAGCTGTTGAAAGAGCAGCAGCAAAAGTAAGAGCAGAAATTTCTAGTAAGCATAAAACAATTACTGATATTATTAGTTATAATAATAATTACTTAACATTACTAGACACTGTAATACGTAATGGAAGAACTATTAAAGAAAGTTCGGGAAATCAATATGGAGTATTCGATGATGCTGCAAAAGAAAAAGTGCGTGAGGTTGGTGTATATATACGTAGTATAAATAACAAATTATTAACAGAAGATTTACCTGATGTAGAAACAAATAGAATGTCTATTCCTGAATTTCAAAAAATATATAATTACTATAAAATAATACCTATCATTAAAAAGGTTGATGTAAATGGTGATGTATTTTTCAATGCGTCTACATCAAATCCTTTCAGATATGTGGATATAATTCAAGAACATGAAACAATTTTTTCACGAAATATATGGCCAGGGTTTATTCCTGGTAGATCATCTCCTAGCACAACCTTTCTTTCATATATTAGGAAAAAAGACGTATCACTCCCTCTTCTTCGTACAGTTGTTAGAACTGATATTATAGCTGCTGCAGAAACTAGATCAGCCTCTCTTAAAAAAGAAAATGACGAAGATGAAACAGATCGTGCTGTACATCCAAGTGAGACCAGACGCTCACAAGAAGTGGTGGAAGGCGGTGCTAGAACAAAATCTAGACAACTATTTAATAAGATAAAATACATCAATTTACAAAAAGAAGATAATTATGATATAGAAATAATAAGTGAAATAGATCCAAGCAACCTTTTAATGATAATAATAGATATGTTTATCGAAACTATATATATTGATGATATATATGATACATTATATTATTTATTTGACATAGAAGGAGAAATATGTTTCAAACCAACAATTATTCGCGAATTAATAAAATATATGATAACTGATAATACTAACATTTTTGATAAATATAAATCATTAATAAATAGATATCCTAACATCATAGATATGAAACAAAGCCCTGTAAGCGCAAAAAGGCTAGCTAAACCAAATAAAGGAGAGATAAAAAAAATTTTACTTCGTGAATTACTTAGGCAAGCAAAAATAATTAAAAATCTTCCTATGATAAATAAGTTAGAAAGACAATTACGTCCGCTAGAGGTACGTGGTGGACAACGCAAAACTAAACGATCAAAACGCCCTGGAAAGAAACATACACGTAAGATTTAACGAGTTTCTAACGTCATTTTACCGGTGAGACTTAAATTTAAGATCCATCACCAAATTAGTCATTGGACATTTATTTTAACAAAAACTAAAGTTTCGTTAAAATAGGGGAGATGGCCAAGGTCTTAGATAAACATAAAAAATATAAAAGTACTTACGGTTCCAATGAACTGTTCTGGGGACTTGGTATAGAACTTGAAACGTATTTCCAGTTCCAGAAACCAATACAGGTAGCGGCTCCTATTTTACGTACCTGCCATAAAGCAGAACGTTATAGTGTAGACTACTACAAAGTATACAAACCCATATATGAAAACGCATTTTTAACAATGTTTCCTGACTCCTCAGGCTGCTTTCCACTGCCTTTCTTTATGAATGGCCACTGTTTATCAAAACTTGACGTACGTGGTATCCATTCAACAACCTATGAAAAGGTTCCAAAGCCAAATCCCAAATTCTCTGGAAAAACACTGCTCGCTGAACTTAGCGACTTTTCAGCTCTTTTTAAAGAGGATCATGATCTGCGATACGTATTTGACGGAGATACTGTTGAATTCATGACGCTTGATTTTTATAAAACAACTGCGGCTCGCGTGATCAAAGAATTGGTCAGCTATAAATTAAAATTCCTAAAAGAACTCAATCGTTTCTTAGTGGTGAGAGGACTTCATAAAGATAAAGGCCTGCTTCTCTATCCACCCCGCAACCCAGGTTTTGCTGTCTTTTACAGTAATCCCAGAAATGTCGTCATGTTTAATAATGGAACATATCATATTAATATCACATTACCGTCATTACTTGGAACAAAGGGAGAAGACGGTGAACCTGTACTCGCATATCCAGAGGTCTTCAAACAACAGCATAGAGCCTGTATTCTTATGATCCAGTGGCTCGAACCCTTTCTTATCGCAATGTATGGAACTGCGGATCCATTTTCTTCAGTATCAAATGCGTTTTCAAAAGGCTCACAGCGATGTGCTGTTTCAAGATATATAGGAATTGGTACATATAATACGGATACAATGCTTGAAGGTAAGATTATGACAATGCGTGTTAATGACGTTATTGGTAGCACTAACTCGTTCTGGTGGTATACAACCTATCATAAAACAAGCGCATATATACCTCTTGAACAGATTGGAATGGACATAAATTATAGAAAACACTACAATCACGGGATTGAATTGCGTATTTTTGATTGGTTTCCTGAGAATAAGCTACAGAAGGTCATTGAATTTATAGTATATATATGCGAGGTTGCGCTTATTCGTGCTGAACCAGAACAGGCTGTTCTCTCGGAGACATGGAATTTGTGTGTAGTTGGTGTCCTACGAGAAGGTGGAGCATATAAGATGTGTGATGAGATTACTGCGCTATACGAGCGAATTCTCGGCATTGAGCTGCTAGGTAAGAACCTGAATATGATTGAGGCTTTTGAATATATATTCAAAGAACTCAAGCGTAAATATAAAGGGGGTAAACTCGCTAGACGATTACTTTAGTTGGCGCCGGCTCTTCTTGGCTTGGCGACGGCTCTTCTTATTCTTACGTGTAGCACGCTTCTTATTGAGACGTCTGCGGCCACCTTGGGCGGCTGTATTGCTCCTAGCTGTGTTGCCCGTAGCTGTTGAAGCAGGTGTGCTGTTGTTACCTGAAAGTGAAAAAGCACTCTCATTTTCATTCTCAGCCTCGAGCGCAGCAGTACCAGTAGCCTCATTCGCAGCCTCAGCCTCGAGCGCAGCAGTAGCAGTAGCCTCATTCGCAGCCTCAGTAGCGGCCTCATTCGCAGCCTCAGTAGCAGCCTCATTCGCAGCAGCTAAACTCGCAGCGCTAATCGCACCATTCGCACTTAGAGCAGTGTTATTTTTTAAGACAGACTCACCCATATTTACCCGCCCAATTGAATTTGCTAATGTTTGCTGTATCTGTGCCAGTGTCGCTCTCGCGCTTGAGTTATCATTCTTCCACGGATACTTCACATACGGAGGACCAGTGATTGTAAAGTCTTTCTTTACGTGATCCATAGACCGTACAACAGCATTCTTTATAAACGTCAAATCGCGACGTTTGTCAGCCTCTTCAACCATATTTATCTTTTCATCAAGCGCATGTAAAAGGTGATCCATGCTATTGACAACTGTACTCGCATACATGCGCTGTAATTCCGGATCCTTCATAGACGTAAGACGTCCCGCATCAAGAATTACATTTTCATACCACTTTTTTAAATCGACCATCGGGCTGTTGTAGCGCGAATTACTGTTATTCATTCTATTTACCGGTGAGACTTAAATTTAAGATCCATCACCAAATTAGTCGCAGGACATTTATTTTAACGAAACTAAAGTTTCGTTAAAATAAAGTCGCGACGTTAACATCGGAGGGGGGCGTTTAAACTATATTGCTTTCATACTATAGACTAGATGGGTGATATAACAACACTGCTAGATCTTACTAGCAGAGATCGTCAAGACAATGATCTTTTTCCACTGAATACTGAAAACACATGGTTTACACGCAACCCAGACCGCAGAATTGTTCCAGCAGTTCCACACGTAGCCGATTTCACCTTCCGTGGACCTGCTACGTTCGGACAGCGTTTTACTTTTGATATTGGCTCCGTCCCATGCGGAGACATGGTTTTTGGCTGCGCAGTTCAAATCCGGCTAAAACACTGGCTCGACGCAACGACCTGCCTTCTCATCCAATCTGGACGGTATACCTATGTTGATCCAGACCAAGCCTGGTTCTATGCGAATTCTTTAGGAACTGCGATTATTGAGAAGGCTGAACTAGAGATTGACGGGAAGACAATCGAAGAAATCGATGGTGACTTTATTAATACATTTAGTAGCCTCTACTCAACACTGAATACACAGATTGGTGTCGCAGTTGATCATCTCGGACAGACCTCTATTCCAAATCTCATGAATTGGTCACCGACGCGCCTCTATCCAACTGAAGATGGTATACTACACTGTATTTTGCCGTTTTTTTTCATGCGCGAACGTCTTCGCGCAGCCCTTCCAATGATTGCGATCAAAGAGGGTTCAACGCGTATCCATATAACTCTTCGCCCCTTCTCAGACTGTATTCGGCAGCGCCGTGGATATCGTGATACAACAGCATCACTCCCTCTTTTAAAAGATATCACATTCAAAGATACAGCCTATGAATTCGATAAATTTATAACTGTACAGACGGCGCAAGATGAGCCTACATTCGAGAGTATTCGTCTTCTTACATTTGGTTCTCTTCTCGATGGAAAACTGCGCGAAGCGATGCTTCGTAAACCATTTGAACTTCTACACCGAGAAGTCCAAACATTCTCATTCGCTGAGCCTCTGAAATATACAATTGCGAAGAGCGGAGCAGATACAATTCGTATCTCACTGCCTCTTGAAGCCAATCACCCCCTTGAAGAAATACTCTGGTTTGTTCGTCGCAAAGATGTGGCGAATAACAATGAATGGACTAACTACGGAAGTGTCCTAGAAAAGGAGTATGATCCTGTCTTTGCTCCGCGACAGCCACTTCTTGTAAACGCGGTTCTTCAGGTGAATGGTATCACTATATGCGACGCGCCTGAAGAGTATTATCGCGAACTTATCTCTAAATATCACAGCGGTGGAATTACAGCTTATAACAAATTCATTTATGGATATCCCTTCGCTCGTAATCCTGGTTCTCATCAGCCAAGTGGAACACTGAATGCGAGCAAGGTACAAAGTCTACGGCTTGTTCTTGAAGTCAAGGGTACAGGTGGCGTCGAATGGGAAGTCAAAGTCTTTTGCGTTGGTCTGAATTGGCTGCTTTTCGATAAAGGATTAGCAAATCCTATTTTTAATACTTGAAATACCGGTGAGACTTAAAATTAGTCGTTTGACATTTATAAAGTCACGACGTTAACTCCTACAAATAAGGGATAATCCAGTGGCCATGCTTTTTCATTTTGAGAATTTTGCTCGCACCTACATAATGATTGTAATGAAGAAGAAGAAACGCGAGCTGATTTTCAACAAAGACACCATTTGGATAGAGGTCGCGAGGAAGTGTTTTGTATGTAACACCAGCCAGCTTAGTATTTACCCACCGCTGATCTTCAGGTGCTTCAGCCCATTTAGCGCGATCATTCATAAGAAAAATACCTCCATCATGGCCATGTTTCCACGCAAGTACTCCTGTACAACAATTTCTACATGGACTGTTACAATCACCCTTTTCTGTCTCATCGCACTGAAAAAGAAGAGGAGTTGAGGCCAAACGTAAACGAAGATCGGGGAGAAAATCGGCCTTTACCACTATATCTCCGTCAATATACACACATGTCTCAATTTCTGAGCGAGTGGCGAATGTAGATAGAATATCAAGTTTCACCAAATTAATTTCTTGAAATGACTTGGATCCAAAGAGAAGTTGGCCGCGCCCAGCATCTTTCTGAGCTTTCGTGTATAAGATACATGGAATACCTTCTCCTATAAAAAATCTGTAACATGGAACATCGGCGCATATAATTGCGAGTTTCCAGGGAACTTTTGCTAGCTGTAAATGTTTATAGAGATTGAGTGTGAAAAACTTATAACCGGATGTTGTAAGTGTCCAGATAACACACCCTTCATAAAGAAACTTTGTGATATCCATAGTCTTTATAAGTTTATGGGTTTAGACCAAAAATTGATAAAATCCAGTGATCTTTATTAGTATCAAGTATGGAGAACCCATCTCATAATTGTCTAAAACCGAAAAGTTTGGTAATGACGCCCATAAGTTGCTTTTATTGTGGCACAACTGATACTATTAATATAATAACAATTGAGTATCTATTTGGTCTTAAATATTGTCCTCTTCACAAAGCAGCTGCTATTCGCGATTGTAAGGCCTATCTACATCAAGAAAAGATGGTGAGATTTAATGATGCGTCTAGACATCCTGTTATTGGGCCCTTCATAGATGCTCTAAAAGTAATTCAGTTCCCAGTTCTTCGTTCAAGTGGCGAATTCCAGGCTGGATGGGCACTTGACATGATTACTCAATCATGTATACGATATTATAATGGAGAGTGGGTAATTCCTGTTACTTGGAAAAGTCCTGATGGAGACGCTACGAAAGATATATATAAATATACACCAATTTCCAATATGCCTTTTAAAGATATGGTCGATAAAGTCTTGTTTTGTCTAATTGATGGTATCTATAGTAATGAATATGCGGAAGTACAGGAACTTCAAGCAGAAGAGCACGCTGATATTGATGGAGTATATCAAGTTCCATATAATGAAGGGACTGCTCGTATTCTTATTCCTCGTGTCACTCAGAAAGAAGATGACAATCCAAAAATGGTCTAAGTAAAACATACTAACGTCGTGACTTTATTTTAACGAAACTAAAGTTTCGTTAAAATAAATGTCCTACGACTAATTTGGTGACTGATCTTAAATTTAACGAAGCTCGTTGAGCTTCGTTAAATTTAAGTCTCACCGGTAGCAAAGAAGAGATGGTGGCCGCACTTCTTCGGTCTCTTAATAGTGGTATTCAAGACGGTAGACTTTTACCGCCTGCGCATAATCCTACAATTCAAATGTTCATAAAAGCTTTCATACGATGTGGCCGCTTTACAACTCAGTTCACACGCATTGACTTTGATACCCGTCCAAACCTCGGAGTAAATTGTACAGTCACAATTCCTCGCAAAGGCCATCTTGTCTCAAGACTATATCTGGTTACAACTATGCCCGACATCGCGACACCTCAGAACATTGCGCGCGCCGCATGTGATCTCTCTGGTGTTGAATTCGCTGGGCCCACCTTCGGCTGGACAAACTCACTCGGCCATGCGCTTCTCACATCAGCCACGATCGATATTGGTGGTTCAAGATGTGAGCGCCTTGACGGACAACTTCTAGAAGTTCTCGATGAATTCTACACACCGCTTGAAAAAACTACGCTCATGAACAAAGCATTGTCGAGAAAAGACAATGGGTTCAAAGTCGGCACATTTGGCCTCAATGATACTCTGACAACAGCGGTTACACCACTCCCCTTTTGGTTTTCATCAGGAGACAGTGGCGCATTTCTTCCAATTGATGCGATCCAAGCAGATAATGTTGTATTGACGATCTCATTCGCATCACTTAATAGTCTGTATGTAAGTACATCGCATCAACCGATATCAAATGGACCCACATCCCTAGCCGCAAGTTCAACACAAAAAACAAGCCATCATTGTGATGATGGAGTTGTTAGTACTGTTAACACTGTAACTACAACTCCTGCTAAAACAATAAATTATACACCTGTCGCGGGAGATGCTTATATTCCAATGGCTGGAAGTCCTTTTTATTATAAAAATATCAATGGGACACCTATTTATGGTTTAACTGGTAATCCTGACGTGAGTACACTCGCGTCCGTCATTCCTGGTTCTTCTATGCCTCTCACATTTCCACTCGGAGATACATATATAATGGTTGAATACGTCTATCTAGACAAGCCTGAAGCTAATCGCTTTCGCATAGCAGATATTCAAATTCCCATTGTACAACACTATCCATTCGATGTACTTGATACACAGACACTTCCACGTGTTCGGTTTCCTTTGAAGGTGCCTAATCCTACGCGCAATCTATTCTTCTATCTTCAGCGGTGGGAAGCAGTCTCTTATAATGCGCCTTTCTTAGCAACACGGGATCTTTCAGGACAAGATGCGCCCATTGTACCTTGGTGGCCTGATGCGTCAGGTCTCAATGTATATGGTGTAGGCGATTATAGTCCTGGATTTAGTACACGTGAATCAGAACCGATTACATCAGTCGCATTGATCTATGAAGGTAAACATACACGATACTCGACAGACGCACCCTCGCTTTTTCGATCACTCATTCCATCATATGAGATGAGAAAAAGTCCATGGGTCAATCGCTATTATTATACACTTCCATTTGGATTTCAACATGGAATGATGCCTCCATCATTGTGTTCAGGAGAAGCGAACCTGGACAAAATGATTAATATTGAGCTTTTAATGGATCTTCATCGCAATCGTGGATCTGTAAACCCGAACAATGTTCCGCGTTATTTCGTACATGTTTGGGCGGAGACTTATAATATTTTACGTGTCTATGGGGGGCGTGCTGGCCTTCTCTTTGGGTATTAGAGAGACCAATACAATATATTGTTCTTTTGTTACAACAAGAACCGTATCAACCGTTTTTTTCAGCGCATATTTCAAGAGATGATCACCAATATATGACCATTCTTGAAAATGCTCTGTTTGTTTAAATTTGGCTTCTATTTTACTGGCTTCATCTGGATCAAGAAAAAACCACTGTGTCATATCGGTTACACAGAGAGATATCTCCATATTGTTAGCCATGAGATTTATCTCCATATTGTTAGCCATGAGATTTAAATCTCCAACGGCTTCATCATTGAAAAATACGCATCTACACGCCCCTTTCTGAGATAACATGGATCAAGTGATGACAATTCATCGAGCGATTCGTTCGATGTTAAAATCAAGACCACGTTCTTAAAAAGTATCATATCATCAAAGAACGTATTATAGGTGCTTTTATTATACACAAGGGTTTGTATATCCTTATGTAATTTAATCTCATTCGCATGAACTGTGCGGATCAATGTATTTACCTCTTCAATTACAACAATAAGAGGTTTCCCATCATCATCCGCAATTTCTGCTTCGCGCGCAAGACTGTGGAGCGAATCACCTGGATTTGAAGGATTGAATGTATGACAGAAGGAACCGTCCAACTCTTTTGCTAGAAGAATACCTACTGTACTTTTTCCAGCCCCAGATACACCCTGAAGAAAGACAGTCGCACGCCCTTTCGTCTTAAAAATGGAAGAAATCTCAGAAATAATATCTTCTTGTTCTTCCTGTGGAACTATACTTGTAACATCTAGATTACGACGAGTATAATATATGTTTGAATAAGTACCTGACCGACTGAAAAAGGTAATTGTTTTCTTTGTACTGCTGGCTATATTTGTAGTTGGATTAAATACAATTTCTTCTGACTGTATCATTTTATTAAAGACAGCCTTTGATGTTAGTATATGTATATGGCCTGAAGTCCCATCATTGCGATCACCTAGCGTATAATAACCTATACAATGTAGCCCTATAAAGACCCC